TTATGCGTCCCAATAGCTGGTCAGTCGCGTGCAGTCCTGCTTGCCGCTCTCCATCTGGTTGACCCACCAGCGGCACAGCCCAAGGTCACCCGCGATCTGGACTTGCGTGTAACCTGCCCGCTTGCGCTGCAAGACGCAACGCTCGTGGGGCTTGAGACGCCCGATTGCGACCCGTTTGGCGGGAACCTTGCCCAGCTCGATCTGGGAATAAGCCCCCAGGGAAACCTTCAGCCGCTTGGCAGCTCCCCGTTGCGTTTCGCCGCGTCGAGTGCGGTCAATGTAGTAAGTCTCCGCTGTTGAAGGCGGTTCAAATCCATCGTGAGCCAAGTCGCTAGTTCCTTCTCGTTGAGGCCCTTCCATGTTATGAGGGCACGGATGAACAGCTCCTTGCGCGTGGCACGGCCAAGGCACTGAGCTGCGGTTTCACCGTCGAACAGGAGCCAATCCTGCCCTCCGGCCTGGAGCAGGACGAAGGCACGACCACCGCGCCTCCACCTGCGTTTCAGCCACACACGCTGCTGCGGTGTGAAGTGGTCGACGTGAACCTCGCTAACGTCGCTGTTCTTGGGCCAGCTGCGAACCCATTTGAGCTCGACCCAGCCACCGATGTACTCCACGTCAGGAGTACCCGGCAGCACCCGGTTCTCCACCGCAATGGCATCCAGGTGCTTCAGTGCCCGAACGATGCGGCCGCGCTGGTCACGCTCGCTCAATCCAGGTTCGGGTAGAAGAGCATCTCCACACCCGCCTCCTTGAAGTAGGACATGGACTTCTCCATGATGTCAGCCCAGCGGGCGGCCTTGTCCTCCGGAATGATCGGCGCCACGATGCGCTTGATGCCAGCCTGGATCATGTGCACGGCACAGCGGTCGCAGGACATGAACGGCCACGTGTAGAGCGTGTAGCCGCGCACCGGCTCGCGGGCGGACAGCACCGCGTTCATTTCGCAGTGCACTATCTTGCTGAGCTTCACGTCCCGGTTAGCGCTGTCGTAGTCCTCCGGCAGATCGGCCAGGAGGCGAGGGAAGCCGTTATAGCCCAGGGAGGCGACCGTGTTGTCCGGCCGGACGATGACGGCGCCGGTCTGCGTGCTCGGGTCCTTGGACCAGGAGGCAACCTCCTTGGCGAGCCGGAGGAAGCGGCGGTCCCACTTCTGCAGGCGCTCCCAAGCCTCGTCCTCCGCTCGCGCATCACGCTCGCGGGCCTCCTGGTTCTGCGAATGAAATCTCATGACATGCTGTCTCCCCAGCTCTTGCCAAACTCGCTGTCCACGCGGAAGGGGACGAGCGCTGGCATAATGTTTCGCATGACTTCCGCGATTGCGTACCCTTCTTCTTTATCCCGAACCGAGGCCGCGATTTCATCGTGAACTTGCAGCTGCAGGAAATGCCCACGCTTGTCGAGCTCCACCAGCGACTTCTTGACCTGATCGGCCGAGGTGCCCTGGATGAGGCGGTTGAGCGCCTTGTGGGTCCAGTCGTACGTGCCGTCATGCTTCAGCGGGAAGTGGAGCACCCGACCACCGGCCGTCCGGATGAAGCCGTTCTTCTGAGCGCGCTCCGAGGCGAACGAGGCCAGCTGCCGAATGTAGGGCGCACGATCGTCGAAGGCGTCGATGATGCTCTGCGCTTCTTCGCCAGCGGTCTCGAAGATGAAGCCGTCACCGCGCTCCTGGCGCTTGGCGATCGCTGCAGCGTGTTCCGAGTAGTACTCGGTGATGCGGTCGCGTCCCCGGCCGGTCTTCAAGCACCAACGGGTGGCCAAGCCCAGGTCGCGTGCAAGCTTGGCACCACCTTCACCGTAGCACAGGCCGAGGAAGATGTTCTTGGCGTACTTCCGCTTCAGGCCGGTCAGCTTGGCCATGAAGTCATGGTTGTCCAGCAGCGGGTTGGCGTGGTACTCAGCACAGGCCGCAGCGGCGCCCTCGAAGTTACAGCCCTTGACGGCTGCGAAATGGGTCGTCCAGCGCGGCTCCTGCTGGCTGTAGTCGTTCGAGCACCACTCCGTGTCCTCCTCGGGGATGTAGATCGAGCGCCACTCCTTGGCAAACTCGTCACGGCTGGGCTGTTGTTGCATGTTGGGGTCGACGCACGAGAGCCGACCGTAACGAGCGCCACGCACGTCGCCAGCGGCGCCTTGGTTCAGGTCGTCGTCCTCGCGCGCGATCTGGTTGAAGGTGCAGTGGATGCGGCCGTTGACCGCGTAGCGGCGGATCGAGGCAGCGAAGGTGGTGCGCAGCTTGTTGACCTTGCGCGCCCAGGCGATGGCGTCGGCCACCGGGTGCTTGATGTCGGCCAGGATGTCCTTCTTGACGGACACCTTGCCCTTGGAGGTGTACTGGAGCTCGACCCCGAGGTGCTCGATGGCTGGTGCTAGGGCCTCAGCCTTCCAAACGTCGCCAACAGCGATGCGGATGCCGGTCTCGTGCCGAACCTTGTCCAGCGCTTCCTTTTCCTGGGCGAGTGACCACGTCTCAATTTGTTCGAGCTTGTCGAAGTCGATGCGCACGCCACGCATCCGCATCCGTACGAGCACAGGGAGCACATCAGTCTCGAGGTTCCAAATGTCCCACAGGTCTTCATCGTCAATCTTCCGCTCTTGCTTGCGGAGCAGCTGGAGCGGGCGCTCCACGTCGGCCTCGCCGTAACGCCCAACGAAGCGGCCGGGCAGCTTCCACAGGCCCTTCTTCGGATCGACCCCGTACTCGCGCGCGGCGGCAACGAGCTCGCTCTCGTCCTTACCCGGCAGGTTGTAGCGGCTGAGAATTTCCTTGAGGCTGTAGCGGTCCTGGAGCTCGTCAATCAGCGGCTCGGCCACCTGCACGTCGCGCCACTTCACGTCACGGCTGTACTCGACGCCCTCGCAGGCTAGATGCTCCATATCATACGAGAGGTGAGCCCCGACCAAGTCTCCTCGAAATCTCTTGGCCTGATCCTGCATGTAACGCCGACACTGGTCAACGTCGAGATTGTCTCCGCCTTGGTGCCGAACCGGCAGGTAATGCTTAGGTCCGTCTTCAATTGCGAATGCATAACCCACAATGTGAGCGCCGCGACGAGTGCCAATGCCCAGGGTCGTAAGGCTATCATCCCTCGTCTCCACATCCACAGCCACACGCTTGGCCCTGCTCCAGTCGGGCAAGGTCTCCATCGATGGTGGGCGCCAGTCCGTCGTCGGGGCGAAGAGCGGGAGTTGTGTCATGGGGCTTGCTGTACGTTCCTGGACCGATGTTCTTGATGACGCCTTCAGCCGCCATAGCGACAAGATAGGTCTTGACGGTTGCAGGCGAGTAACCGAGGTCCATCGCCTGCATGTCTTCAAAGTGGTAGACCCGGCCGGGGAGCATCGCGTTTAGGATGGTCTTGCCGCCTCGGGTCTGGTGCTTGGGAAGCACCGAGTAACCGGACCTCACCTCGTGTTCGCCGCAGAGCCCCTCGTAGTCAGAGGCCACCATGGATCGGAAGCTGTCAGCCTCGCTCCGTGTGACGAACTTGAACACGACGTAGTGAAGCTCAGTCTCCTCGACGTTCTTCCTCGACACGTTTCGCCTCCCGAATGAGGGCCTGGATGCCGTCGATGGCGAGCTCGATCTCGCGCATTTCATCCCAGCGCCACAGCAGTTGCAAGACGCGACGTTCCTGCATCTCCAAGTCGTTTGCAATCACGAAACGCTCGATGACCTCCAGCGGGACACGATCGCCCTTGCGGTAGGAGCCAATCCAGAAGATGCCGCCATTGATCGCCGCCTCGATGCGGTCCATCAGCGTGCGCCGGTCCTGCACCGCCTCCTTGAGCTTGGTAGCGAAGTGCAGTGCCTTCTCCAGGTCCTGGAGCCCGTTCTTCTTGCGCCAGCGGCTCACATACTTCGAGGCACAGCCTTCGAGGTACGGGATGTTGAACGCTGACACGATGTCCCAGTGCTGCAGGTCAGAGCGGTAGTGGTCGCCGCCAACCTGCATGTCGTTTGCATTCATAGTCTCAGTCTCCATAGCAGCGGACAGTTTGATGGCATCGTCCAAGCTCAGCGGCCCCTTTGGACGAGTGTGGAAGAGGAAGCGACGCCGCAAAGCCGCTTCCTCCTCACGAAGGTCTTCAGCCAGCGTTCTCACCCGAAAGCGGCCTTCATAACGCCTGCCTGGATCGGCAGACAATCCTGCGAGCGCAGCTCCTCCCACATCGCCTGGGCTTCAGGCAGCAGCGGAACCTCCTGGAAGTAGCGCTCGATCTCCTTGCGGCCTTCCTTGGCGAACAGGTTGCCGTAGAGCTCCTGCTCGACGCACCAGAGCCAGAACTCCAGTCGGTCGCAGCACTTCAGCTTGGCGTAGTCGAGCTCTGGCAGCTCGTGCTCAGCAGGTAGGAGCATGGCCTTGTTGATGTTGCCCTCGACCGCGTTGAGCGTGTCCTTAAGCCCAGGGGCATAGCGGCAGGTTGGTGCCGGGATGTCTCCAACCCAGGCCTCGGGCACGTCGTGAGTGAGGCAGGCCAGCGCCAGCCGGGGGAAGTCCAGCGGCCAGAGGTAGTGCATCAGCATGGCGACGCCCCACTGATGGGTGGCGTTGCTGTAGGTGCCGTGGTGAGGGAGGCCGTGACAGCGCTCCACGCGACCGCCGGAGCGGCTCTGGATCAGCGCGTGCGCGACCTCAGCTGTTGTTTTTCCGTGCATTGGTTTCTCTCCGATTGATCCACTCGATCGCTGCTTTCCGCCAGTCCGTCGCGCTGCATTGCAGCAGGTTGTCGCGCGCCGCGTCATAGTCTTTCTTCCTGTACGACACGTGTGCAGCGTGCATCGGGTTGACCACCCGACGGAAGAAGCGGGTCTGGAACCCGGTGATTGGCCCCTTGTCCATGTAGACTGCAAGGTCAAGGTCGAACATGGCCTTGCTCTCGTCTGGACCCCAGAGCGGGTAGGGTGCCACCTCGCCCTTCTCGTACGGGTTGTCATAGAGCAGCGAGCCCATCATGTTCTTCAATGGGATGAAGGTCGAGTGGTACCCGTGGAAGTTGGTGCTGACCTGCTCGTAGGCGCCGACAGGGAGGCCCAGGGAGAGGGCGACGTACTCCTGCAGCACGCTGAAGTGCACCGCGTTGGCGCCGTAGGCACCCCAGATCATGTCGTTGGAGCGGTTGAAGACGGTCATGTCGAGCTCGCGCCGATGGTTGACCGCGAACACCACGCTGATGTTGCAGGGGAAGTCCTTGCCTTCCTTGCCGAGGTCGGCTCGCGTGTCCCACATCTGCATGACACAGCGGCGGTCGTCGCTGTTGACTGCCAGCTGGTGGATGATCACCTCGATCTGGTCCAGCTTGAACCACTTGCGCCAGCGGTAGCCGTAGGCGCCGTGGAACGTCTTGCCGTCGTCGGAGAAGGTTGCCATGCGGGCGACGTAGTGCGCCACCGAGGCGACGTCGCGCTTGCCGGCAAGCATCCACAGGCTCTCGTAGAGGTGGAAGAACGGGTTGGCGTCGCGCTGCTCCCAGAAGAGGACGCGCTCGCAAGGCCGCTCGTACCGGGTTGCAACCGGCTCGGGGAACATGCGGACGAGGCCGTTACGGCTCTCGCGGTCCACTCCGAGGAGCGTGAGACCTTCGATGCCAGCAGGCAGGGCATCGTGAACGTTGCGGACGCGGATCGTGTACATCAGGCCCTCCCGGCCGGTTCATAGTGTCCGGGGGTGCAGCGCCACTTCTGGATGTACCATTCCGGCTTGTTGTAGATGGGGTGCTCGCTCTTCCACTTGGAGAGCGGCGGTGGCGCCAGCAGGCAACCCTGCCACGTCAGGCCTTCCGTCATATTGCTGTCGGTGACGATCTCGTCAACGCAGACCGGCTGTCCGGCAATGAGGTGGCAAAGGATGGCGCTGACGGTGATGAACATTTGGTTCTCCTGGTTCCTGTTTGGCTTCTGCCGTCCCGTCCCGCAATCGCTAACGGACGGGACCGTACTTCTGCTTGGGCTCTCCCTGCCCGTTCACGACGCGGGAGTACTTATCGTACTCGCAGGCCCAGTGCTGCACCGTGGACAGCTCCCACTTGGGCCAGTCGCTGGGCCACAGGCTCGTCTCCATGTGGGCTCGATGCAGCAGGTACTGCATGCGCTTGATGAGCACAGGACGGTCACGGCTGGAGTTGTAGTTGTAGGCATCCGGGTTGCGGAAGAACACCCGGCCCATGCCTCGGGCGGACCCAGGCCCAGGGGAGGTCCAAAGGTTGATGTCGTGAGCGTTCTCCAGCACCGGGGTGAAGCGAAGGTCGCAGACCGCTTGGTAGGCCATGAAGGGGCCGAGGTAGGGGTAGGTGCAGAGCGCGTGGACCGCGTGCTCCAGCGTGCCCTTCGCC